CTTCATTTTCACAGAAAATGAAAAATTCAGATTTTTAATTTTTGAAAAGCCGAAAAAATCGAAAGTAAAAACATAAAAAAGCAAAAAACCTCAAAAAACAAAAAAGGAGGACCAGGATCATGACAGCTTACGCAAAACATAAAACGACAAAAGAGAACGTCGAAGTGCCAGAGATAAGTGACATATATAATGAGCTAGTAAAAAATAGTAATGAATATACTGCAGTCTCATTATTTGGAGGAAAAATAAAAGCACATCATTTCAAAAAAATATGGACATTAGACTTCGGAAGTGGAGGCGGCATCGTTCAGAAAAGAATGGATTTACCGACGCAATACTTCCCATGGTCAACATCTGAATTAGAAAACGTGGCAATGTTTACGCAAATCGTAAGAGACGCGAGAGTCTCATCTCCTATTAACGGAATAATAGCAAAGCCAAGCTTTACAACAAGCGGCGATAATACAAAAAGACAGATTTTATTTAGTTTTTACTGCGAGGAGAGCAACGCATCGGCGGAAGTAACGGTCGACATTTTATTAATAGATATGAGAGCAATATATCAATAAAACAAACGCAGGAGGCAGAAGCAAATGAAAAATATAATAAACATAAACGCGGCCTCCGGGTCTTACAGCGTAACCAAAGAGAGCGGAGCAGACGCGGTGCTGGTTTCTTTTAAAAACGTAACAGGAACCGAAAATCAGGTGGAGCTCTACCAGGGCAACGAGTACAACAGCACCCTGGCATGCAGGAATCTGGAAGGAAACGCGGAAGCAACACTGCCGGCCGAAGTTTTCACCGGAAATAATTTACACTTCAGGATGATCCAGGACGGAACACCGGGCCAGTTTTACCACATAATATTTGATCCAAAAAAAGCCTTCACATTTGACTCACTAAGCGCGGTTATTTATTCCAACACTAAGGGCGTCGGCTATGTAATAACCGGAACAGGGCTGAACACATACGCAGACCTTGAACCATTTACACAGGAATACCTGGATGCGCACAATTACGGAACGCTGAGAGGAGGCCAACTTTGAGACAGACAACAAATTACAATTTTAAGATCCCCGAAGACTCGGACCAATACAGCAGGAACCATTACAATGAAAACTTCGAAACGATAGACACAGAGATCCAGCGACTGATTGACATAGTAGAGGAGGAGGAAGATGAGACAGACAACGAACCTGGGGCTTAATTTGCCAGAAGGCCCGGACAACTACAACAAAGACGATTACAATGACAATTTTGAAATTATAGACGAAAAATTAAAATATTTATCAGACCATATACACAGCGGAACGGTGGATGAAGTAACCATTACCGAAAACGGAACTTATACAGCACCCGAAGGCGCAGGTTATAGCCCGGTGCATGTAAATGTAGCAACAGGAACGCAAGCGAATCTTGTAAAAATAGTAGACGAAGTGCCGAGCACACCAACAGAAGGCGCGGTGTATTTAATTCCAAATGGCGACAGAGTAGTGCCACCCTTCCCAACAATATCGGGAGTTAATAACAAAATAGTGACGTGTAACGTATATTATGACGCTAGATTTTTAGATGTAGACGACATGCTGAGTGCAACAAAATTCTGGTTATTACTATCAATAAACGCAGGCACGACACAAAACAACCAAGTACAAAAAATAACATACGGTTCAGGAAGAAACGAAGTGAAGCCAGAATATATCTTTGAATACGATACATCGGGAGATTTTGAGTGGACAGATATTACTGCAGACGTAACACAAGCTGACTGGGAATTACTAAGTGCCAACGCATACGCGGAAGGAAAGATTATTCATGACATAAGGAGTACAATTTATTCTGGTTTAGATATCATAAGAAACACGGTCGGCAATAACGAATACATGACTGTGCAAAATTTAATTAATAGCGATAGACAAATAAGAGATGCATTTTACATCGATAAGTTTATAGTTTATTACGTTGAAAACGGAATCGCAACAAACCAAGGAAGCCACACTTTAAAATGGGTAGTAGAGCATTACAGCTAAAAGCAAAGAGGAGGAACAGACCATGACAACAGAGATCATCGTCGGAATTTTATCTCTTTGCGGAACAGGCCTGGGAACATTGGCCGGAATAATAACATCTAGTAAGCTCACTAATTACCGAATCGAGCAATTAGAAAACAAAGTAAATAAACATAATAACATAATAGAGCGCGTTTTTAATTTGGAAAAAGAGAACGCAATCCAAAACGAAAAAATCAAAGAGATAGAAAAAAAGCAAGAGGAAGGAGAAAAGCCATGAAGGAGATTTTCACGAAAAAATGGTTTGAAGCAGCGGGAATCCGCGCCATTAAAACAACAGCGCAGGCATTCATCGCCACAATAGGAACCGCAGCAGTTATGCAGGAAGTAAACTGGCCAATGGTAATCAGCGCGAGCATCCTCGCCGGAATTTTATCATTTGCAACAAGCCTCGCAGGCCTTCCGGAAGTAGAAGCGGAGCGAGGAGAAGATGAATGAGAGGGCCCAGGAGCTCCTCGATTTAGTAACAGCCGAGGACCAGAAGAACCGCGCAAAAGCGGTCCAGCTGGTAGAGGAAATCGCATTCATGGAGGAAAACCTCCGGGAGCTAAAGACGCACCCGTTCATCGCGATCAACCCGAAGAACCCGGCACAGCAGAAGAGCACACCGGCGGCGAAGCTATACAAAGAACTTTTACAACAATATAACAACTCTTTGAAGCTACTGATGAGGATGACCGGAGACGCAGAGAGCGAAGAGGAAAGCCCACTGCGAAAATGGGTCAAAAGCAGGGAGGAGTTGAACAATTAATGCTCATAAATTCACAGACAATCTGGACGCCAGACAACAGCGCCTTACTTCGCTACAAGGCGGAGATTGAGGAGGGCCAAATCATAGTCGGCCGGGAGCTATACCAGGAGCTCGAAAACCTGGCGGAGGATTTCCAAAACGATGAATTTTATTACAATACAGACGCGGCCAACATAAGAATGGACTTCATGGAGAACTGCGTGCGACTAACAAAATCGCCATACTACGGACAGCCCATGATTTTAATGCTATGGCAAAAGGCATTCATTGAAACACTTTACAGCTTCAAGATGGCCCGAGAGCTAAAAGACAATAAAAAAGAGATAGACCGCTTCAAAGTGGCCCTGCTTTTAATAGCGAGGAAGAACACAAAAAGCGAAACATGCAGCGCACTCGGGAACGCGGAATTCATAACAGGCAACGAAGGAGCCGACCTGGTCTGCAGTAGCAACGATGACGCGCAGGCTTCCATCGTATACGACGCAATGGACACCATGCGCCAGTTATACGATCCAAACGACCTGGACACAAAAAGGAACCAGCGCTTCATTTTAAACCGGAGCTCAAACACGAAAGTTTTTAAACTTTCAGACAGGACCAGGAACAAAGAAGGCCGAAACATTGACTGGGCAATTCTTGACGAAATACACGAGATGCAGACAAACATCATCGCGAAGTCAATCGAGCAAAGCCAGAGTTTGAAGGAGAACCCGAAGCTCATCCAGATCACAACCGAGGGCTTCGTGGTAGACGGATATCTGGACGCAGAATTAAAAAGGGCCCGCGCAATAATAAAAGGCGAAGACGACAGCGTCAGCGCCACAAGATACCTGCCCTGGCTATATACGCAGGACAGCGAAACCGAAATCTTCCAGAACCCAAAAAGCTGGGTGAAGAGCAACCCGACGCTCGGCCAGATAAAGAGGTGGGATTATTTGGAGGAGCAGGTCGACCTTGCAAAGAAAAGCAAGGCGGACCGAATATTCGTGCTTTCAAAGGATTTCAACTTCAAACAAAACGGAGTCGAATCCTGGCTGAATATAGAGGACTACGATTACAACGCGACCTTTGACATTGAGGACCTAAGAGGAGCCAAGTGCATCGGACACGTTGACCTTGCAGAAACAACGGACCTTTGCTGTTGTAAAGCGCTAGTTATAAAACCGGAGACAAAACAAAAATACATATTAACGCAATACTTCATCCCACAGAGCAAGCTGGATCCGGAGAACGACGACCACAACGCGGGCGCTAAGTATAAAGAATGGGCGCAGCAAGGTTATATCACCATAAGCGAGGGCAACGACATCGACCTGAGCCTTTGCGCCGATTGGTTTTACAAGCTACAAAAGGAGCATGGAATCGCATTATATAAATGCGGCTACGACCAGAGGTTCGCAAGAGATTGGCTCAACGCTATGGAGGGCTACGGATGGTCCAAACAATACGGAGACGTGGAGATGATAATCCAGAACGCGCCAACACTAAACAACGCATTGCTTCTTGTAGAAGCAGACCTGAAGGCGCAGCTTATAAATTACAATAATAACCCAGTAGACAAGTGGTGCTTTCAGAACGCATGCCTGAAGCTAAACGACCAGCGCCAGGCGCTATGCGTAAAGACAGAAAACGCCAAGAAAATAGACGGAGCGGTTACCTTGATATCACTATATGAGATGTTCAGGCGATACCGAACCGATTTAAGAAAACTAAACGGAGGTGAAAACTAAAATGGAATGGTTCGACAAGCTATTCAGAAGACCGCCAAAGACGCAGAAATCCGCACCGACGATGGATGGCTTCCTGCCGATATATACACAATTTGGCTCGAATATATACGCTTCGGACGTAGTACAGCAGGCACTTAAATGCATAGTTGACGAAACAAAAAAATTAAAACCGAAGCACATCCGTTACAAAGGGCAGGATCCGGTCCCAGTAAAGGGCAGCACAATCCAGGATGTACTGGACAACCCAAACCAGCTGATGACCACCTCGGAATTTTTGGAAAAAGTAACGTGGCTTTTACTAATGAACTACAATGCTTTTATAATTCCGACATATTACACATGGGTCGACGATAAGACCGGAGTCGAGCGCAGATATTACGAAAGCCTGTACCCGATAAACCCGACGGAGGTCGACTTCATAGAGGACGCAGGCGGCCGCCTTTTTGTAACTTTTTGGTTCATGAACGGCTACAAGACGACGATCCCTTACGATGACGTTATACACATAAAGTATAATTACAGCGTAAATCAATACATGGGAGGAAATATGCTCGGACAGCCAGACCACCAGGCGCTCCTCGATACATTGCAGCAAAACGATGCCTTACTAAAAGGAATCGCCAAGAGCATGCAAGCAAGCTATGCGGTCAACGGAGTTGTAAAGTATAACACCCTCATGGACGACGGAAAAACAGAAGCAGCGCTGCAGGATTTGGAGCAGAAGCTCGCAAACAACGCAAGCGGTTTTTTACCTTTAGATTTAAAGGCGGAATTCATACCGATACAAAGGAACGCTTCACTGGTAGACAAGGACACCCTGGCATTCATAGACAGCAAGATCCTTCGAAACTTCGGAGTGCCGCTGGCTATACTAACCGGAGATTATACCAAGGAGCAATATGAAGCTTTTTACCAGAAAACCCTGGAGCCTTTGATTATTTCAATAAGCCAGGCAATAACGAAAAAAGTCTTCACCAGGAGAGAGCGCGCATTCGGTAACAAAATCGAGCTATATCCGAAAGACCTTATATTTATGACAGTAAGCCAGACGCTCGAAATGATAAGTATTTTATCACCGACCGGCGGACTTTTTGAAAACGAAAAGCGCGTGGCTTTAGGACTGGCACCATTGCCAGAACTAGAAGGCAAAAGATTAATGAGCCTTAACTGGATAGACGCAGAGAATGCGGACCGATACCAGGTCGGCAAAGTAAACGTCGATGTCGTAGACAAAGAGGAAACCGACACCGAAGAAAACATTTAAACAGGAGGTGCAAAAAATGGCCTTTGAAGAACCACAGAGCAGGAACGAAGCAATCGTTCAAAACATACTCGGAGCCGACAACGAAATCCCTGCGCCAGAGAGCAGGATGGAGACATTGCTGCAGCAAATACTCGCAACCCTTGGAGGAGGCGGAGACGCAGCGGCACCGGAAATCGGTTACAAAATATTAAACAAGCAAAATATTACAATAGAGCACAGCAGCGAAAGCCGCGCCAAGTATAACGCTTATTTGATACTAACACAAGTCGGAGTTATATATATAAAAGTCGTAGACGGAACCGGAATAGCGGAAAACTTAGCGGGCTATACATACACAGCGACCTGCACAGTTTCAGGAACAACGGTCCAGATTGATCTGGGATATGCCTGGAACGTAGGCGTGATTATTCCAATACTAGCTGACTACATAGACAGCGTGACATTGAGTTAAAAGGAGGGAGAGAAAATGCCAAAAAAAGAACTCGAGCAACGCGCTTATAATTTCGAGATAAGAGCGGAGGAAACAGAGCAGGGAAACATCATCACAGGGCGCCCGATTGTATACGACAGCAGGACAGACCTGGGATGGTTTGACGAAATAATCGAGCGCGGAGCTTTAAACAGCGCAGACCTTACAGACGTTCGATTTTTAGTGAATCACGACATAAGCAGAATCCCTCTCGCGAGAAGCAGAAGAAACAACGGAAACAGCACCATGCAGCTGACAACAGACGAACAAGGAATGACAATCCGCGTTTTACTAGATACAGAAAACAACGCGGAGGCCCGCTCACTATATAGCGCAGTACAGCGCGGAGACATAAGCGGAATGAGTTTCATGTTTGCAATAAAAGACGAAGAATGGGACGACTTAGACCAGGAACACCCAACACGAAGAATTAAATCGATTTCAACCGTTGTGGAAGTAAGCGCGGTTACATTTCCAGCTTACGATGCAACTGAAATAAATGCCCGAAGCAAGGAGGCGCTGGAGAGCGCACGCTCGGCAGTGGACACAGCCAGAGAGCAGGAGGCAACCCAGGTGGAGACCAGGGACAAGTTAGAGCTTGAGAAAGCAAAGTTTGATTTTATAACAAAGATTTAAACAGGAGGAATCACAAAATGAGAAAGAAAATCTTAGAAAAGAGACTCGCAAGATTAGAAGCTAAAATGCAGAGCTTAACACAGAGAGCCAACACATCAGAAGACGCTGCAGAAGTAAGAAGCCTCACAGAGGAAGCAGCAGAACTTCGTGAAGAAATCGCAGAAACAAAAGAAGAAATCGCAGCAATCGAGGAAGAAGAAAAAGCTGCAGAAGAAAGAAGCATGACACCACCAGCAGGAGCAGAGCTTCACAACGGAACAATTGTGGGCGCTTTCACACAGGGCGCAAACAATAGCCAGGAAAGAAGCAACGAGGATCCATTAAGCTCAATGGAATACCGCCAGGCCTTCATGAAATTCGTACAGACAGGCGCAGCAATTCCTGCAGAGTTAAGAGCAGGCGAAGCAATCAGCACAAATGAAACAGGCGCAGCAATTCCAATGACGATCATGAATGACGTTATAAACACAGTAAGAAAACGCTACGGAAACCTTTACTCAAAGGTTCGTAAAATTTCAGTAAGAGGCGGCGTGGAATATCCAGTCGGAGCACTTCAGGCAACATTTAAGTGGATCAACGAAAGCACAGTGAGCCCACGCCAGAAGACAGACAAGCTCGGCAAGGTAACATTCGGTTACCATACAGCCGAAATCAGAATCGCGCAGACATTCCTCAGCCAGATTTTAACACTTTCTAGCTTTGAGGCAAAATTAACAGAAGTAATCGCAATCGCCTATTTACAGATGATGGATGATGCAATTATAAACGGTTCCGGAGACGGAGCGCCAACTGGTATTTTAAACGATACAAGAGTAACAAACACAATCACAATGACAGCAGCACAGCTCAGCGATTGGACAGCTTGGAGAAAGAATTTCTTTGCACAGATCCCGCTCGGTTACAGAGCCGGAGAATTTATCTTTGCAGCCTCAACCGTAGACGCATACCTCGAGACAATGCAGGATGCAAACGGAAATCCAATCTTCAGACAGGCAACAGGCCTCGAAGTAAACGATGGAGACGCACAGAACCCAAGCGGCCGCTTCTTCGGTAGAGACATCGCAATGGTAGAGCCAGACATCATCGCAGACTTTGACGCAGCAGACAAGGGCGACGTTATCGGTGTATTCTGGCAGCCGGAAGAATACGCAATTAACGAAAACTTCGGATTTACAATGCGCAGATATTTTGACGAAGAAACAAATGAGTGGGTTGACAAGGCCCTCGTTGTTGTAGATGGTAAGGTTTTGAACCCAACAGGATATTACAAAATTATAAAAGGATAAGGAGGTGCAGCCATGACAACAATCGAAGCACTCCAGAATTTATACACAGCGCTCGGAGGCACAGCCTCCGACGTTGAAAACGTAAACACAATCCCTGCAATGATTGCAGCAATAACAACTGTGGTCTCTAGCAGATCCGGAGGCGGAGACCTTCCAAGCGTAACAGCAAAAAACAACGGACAGGTTCTCTCAGTAGTAGACGGAGCATGGGCAGCAGCAGCAGCACCAACACCAGCTGCAGACAATACAGAGGAATAAAAAACAGGAGGAATTAAAAAATGATTAATACAGATAGAAT